CTCCACAAAGCAATTAAAGCACTCAATCAACTTCGTATGATTGAAGACTCTTTGGTAATCTATCGTTTAAGTAGAGCACCAGAACGTAGAATTTTCTACATTGATGTTGGCAATCTTCCTAAGCAAAAGGCAGAACAATATCTGCGTGACGTTATGATGCGTTATCGCAACAAATTAGTATATGATGCAAACACTGGAGAGATTCGTGATGACAAAAAATACATGGCAATGCTTGAGGACTTCTGGCTTCCCAGGCGTGAGGGTGGAAGAGGAACCGAAATCACCACTCTCCCTGGCGGACAAAACTTGGGTGAAATCACTGATATTGAGTATTTTAAAAAGAAACTCTACCGTTCGCTTAACGTCCCACCATCACGAATGGATGGAGAAGGTGGGTTTAACTTGGGGAGATCTTCTGAGATCTTAAGAGATGAACTGAAGTTTACTAAGTTTGTTTCTCGTTTAAGAAAGAGATTCTCCAACATGTTTAATGACATGCTGAAGACCCAATTACTTCTGAAGAATGTAATTACTCCAGAAGATTGGAAGACCATGAGTGAGCATATTCAATATGACTTCCTCTATGATAATCACTTCTCTGAATTAAAAGAAGCAGAGTTGATGAATGAAAGATTGTCTCTAGCTGCAACTGCAGAACCATATATCGGTAAGTATTACTCTCAAGATTATGTTCGTCGTAAGATCCTACGTCAAACTGACATGGAGATTATTGAACAGGATAAACTGATCGAAAATGAAATTAAGAAAGGTATTATTCCTGACCCTGCTACTATTGATCCTTCAACAGGATTACCCTTTGCACCAGAAGGTGCTGGTGGTGATTTAGGTGCTCCAGTGATGGAACCCGAAATTGATGGATCTGCCACCGAGGCACCAGAATTGCCCAAGGGTGGTGAAATATAAATAAATCTAGTTGTTTACTATACAATTCCAAATGGATGACCTTTTAGATATGATGATTGCTGACGAGTCACCATCTCAAATCAGTGATGCTCTTAAAGATATACTATATGCGAAGTCGGCAGAAAGACTTGATGCTTTCCGCCCGATAGTAGCAAATGGTATGTTTGCTGGAGAAGATCCTATTGAAGTTGAAGATGAAGAAATTGAATCTACGGATGAAGTTTGATGGGGTATATTCGCCACGACGCAAATAATGATCCGGCAGTTCCACAACCAGGATTTACAACTGTCACTGGTCTTGGCGGAACCACTGGTTGGTCCACTGTGACCTATGAAAACTTCAATACCGATTATCTTGCATACACGTATAATAGTGCTGCAGGAATTGGAACCAGAACACCATCAGCATATCAACGCCACGATGAAAGCAATAATCCAGTCGGAATTGGTTCATATCAAAGGCATGATATCGATAATAACCCAGTAACAAGTCCATAACTATAAATAAAGAATAAAGACCTGTTTTCACGATGAAACTAATCAGAGAAGAAATAGAATCAGTTGAATTCCTTGTCGAACAAAAGAACGGCAAGAAATCAATGTATATTGAAGGAGTATTCCTCCAAGGAAACATTAAAAACCGTAATGGTCGTATGTATCCTATGGAGACTCTCCGTAAAGAGGTTGGTCGTTATAATGAAAACCATGTTCAAGCAGGTAGAGCACTTGGCGAACTTGGTCACCCTGACGGTCCTACTGTTAATCTCGATAGAGTTTCCCATAAGATTGTCTCTTTGAGAGAGTCTGGTTCTAACTTTATTGGTAAGGCAAAGATTCTTAGCACTCCTATGGGTATGATTGCACAGTCACTTATCGGTGAAGGTGTAAAACTCGGAGTTTCTTCTCGCGGTATTGGTTCTTTAAAGATGACCCGTGAAGGTGTCAATATAGTTGGCGATGATTTTATGTTGGCAACTGCAGCTGATATTGTTGCTGATCCATCTGCTCCCGATGCATTTGTTGAGGGAATCATGGAAGGTAAAGATTGGGTATGGGATGGAGGCATTCTTCGTGAAAAGTTTGCTGAAAAAACATACAGGCAAATCAATACCCTTATAGATAAAAAACAATTAGATGAGAATAAGTTAAACTTATTCAATGACTTCTTATCTAATCTTTAGTTTTATAAATAAATATAGTTTTAATACGGAAAAAACGGAGAGTTCAAATGTCTCGTGGCAAAAAATTACAAGAAATGGACGTAAAGACACAGCAATCCCGCACCGCTGTTAATGCTGGGGCAAAACCTGCTGATCCCATGCCTACTATGGCAGATCCAGGAACCCAGTTAGCGAGTGTGGAGGATCTTGGTGGTCCCACCCCAGAAAATTACAAGTCTGATGATGATTCAGCAAAGCTGAAGACTCCAGGCGGAACCCTTAAGCAAGTTAAGGATGTAGTAACTAAAGGTGCAGGTAAAGCAGACCCCATGAAAGGCATGAAGGAAGAAGAAGAAGTTTCATCGGAAGAAACCATCGAAGAGGAAGAAGTTTCCACTGAAGATGTAGTTTCAGAAGAAGAGACCGAAATCGTTGCCGAGTATGATGTCGAAGAAGATGTCAATGCTCTTCTCGGTGGCGAGGAACTCTCCGAAGAATTCAAAGAAAAGGCAAAGACCATCTTTGAAGCAGCAATCAACGCTAAGGTTGTTGGTATTAAAGAAGAACTAGAAGCAGCATACCAAGAAAAATTTGCAGAAGAAGTTGCTGCTGCTAAAGAGTCACTCGCAGAGCGTGTTGATTCTTATCTTGAGTATGTCTCGGACGAGTGGTTTGAAGAAAACGCACTCGCCATTGAGGCAGGTCTCAAGACTGATATGACCGAATCATTCCTTGAAGGAATGAAGGGTCTTTTTGAAGAACATTATGTATCAATCCCTGAAGATAAGTATGATGTACTTGAGAGCATGGTAGAAAAACTTGATGATATGGAGACAAAACTCAACGAGCAGATTGAGAAGAATATCAATTTAAACGGTCGCCTCTCTGAAGCAACCGCTGATAGTATTCTTGATCAAGTTTCTGAAGGACTCGCGTCTACTCAGAAAGAGAAGCTCGCCTCACTTTCCGAAAGTGTAGAGTTTGAAAGTGAAGCACAATATCGTGACAAATTGGAAACCCTCAAAGAGTCGTATTTCAACTCTAAGAAAGAGTCTTCCAATGCTAAGTCCGAAACCCTTTCTGAAGGTGTAGATCATGCAGGATCTGAGTCTTACTCTGATTCTATGGCTGCTTATCTCAGAACCCTAGGTTCTTTCGGAAAGCAAAACTGAATTTAAAATTAAATCAAACGTAAACATTACACTTAAAGCAAATGTTCCAATCCGAACAGTTGCAGGAAAAGTGGGCACCCCTTCTAAACGCTGAAGGATGCGATAAGATTCAAGATTCTCATCGTAGAGCTGTCACCGCTGTCCTGCTCGAAAACCAAGAAAAATTTATGCGTGAGCAGTCTGCCTTCGATCAAGGCGGAATGCTTACCGAGCAACCAACGAACCAAGTAGGCAACGGTGGATTCACCGGTTCCTCTGCTGCTGCAGGTCCTACTGCTGGTTTCGACCCCGTTCTGATCTCCTTGATCAGACGCTCTATGCCTAACCTGGTCGCATATGACCTCGCAGGCGTTCAACCAATGAGCGGACCTACTGGACTCATCTTCGCGATGCGCTCCCGTAAGACCGATCAGTCTGGAAGCGAGACCTTCTTCGATGAAGTCGATTCCGCGTTCTCTGGACAACCCGCAGGACTTAACAACGCAAACGGATTCTCCGACGTTGCTGCTGGTCTTGGTACTACCAGTCAGTCTGGTACTAATCCTGGTGTCCTGAACCCAACCGGTTCCGCTACCTCTACTGCCTACGATGTAGGTCAGGGTATGCGTACCGATACTGCTGAAGCACTTGACGGAACTGGTGCAACAGCATTCAACCAGATGGCATTCTCGATTGAGAAAGTCACTGTAACCGCCAAGTCAAGAGCTCTGAAAGCAGAGTACTCCTTGGAACTGGCACAAGACCTTAAGGCAATCCACGGTCTTAACGCTGAAGCAGAACTTGCTAACATCCTCTCTACTGAAATCCTTGCGGAAATCAACAGAGAAGTCATCAGAACCATCTATAAGGTTGCTGAACAAGGTGCTGCTACTAACGTTGCAACCCAAGGTGAGTTTGACCTTGACATCGACTCAAACGGACGTTGGTCTGTTGAGAAGTTCAAAGGTCTTCTTTTCCAAATCGAGAGAGATGCAAACCGCATCGCCCAAAGAACTCGTAGAGGAAAGGGCAACATCATCATGTGTTCTGCTGACGTTGCGTCTGCACTGACCATGGCTGGTGTGCTCGACTACACCCCCGCACTCAACGCTAACCTTAACGTTGATGACACGGGTAACACCTTCGCTGGTGTTCTGCAAGGTAAGTATCGTGTCTATATCGATCCTTATTCTGCAAACTCTGCTGCTAACCAGTACTACGTTGTTGGTTATAAGGGTTCTTCCCCTTATGACGCAGGTCTGTTCTATTGCCCTTACGTTCCCCTCCAAATGGTTCGTGCTGTTGGAGAGAACTCCTTCCAGCCCAAAATTGGCTTCAAGACTCGTTATGGTCTTGTTTCCAACCCATTCGCAGAAGGAACCACTCAGGGACTTGGACGCCTCCGCGTCAACAGCAACCGCTACTATCAGCGCGTTACTGTCAAGAACCTCATGTGATCCGTATTCACATATACATACTGGAGGGTCTTCGGAC